CAAATGCTAATATTTTAAGTTTCATATTTTATAAAATGTATATTTAACTGTTAATTCTTCCCACGCTTTTATAGGTCGTTCAGTATATAAAAAATATTTATCATAATCTTCAACATCTTCACGTCCTAATACACCTCTCACCTTTATACAATTTGGAGTATCACTATGATTAATATGACCACCTAACGGTGTTCTTATAAGTTCTCCATTTACAACTATATGACTCAAACCTAACTTTACATCCTTATCAATAAACTTTGTTGTAAATAATCCTTGTCCTTGTATAGAAGATTTTTTAATCATTAATCCTTCTGGTAATGGTTTATACATTTAAATAACTCCCCATATACATAAATGTTTGTCTAATGATTGCTGCTTGTTCTTCTTTACTTTCAACATAATATCCTTCAATATGTGTGTATCCATTTTCTTTTGCCCAATACACTCTTTTGTTGCCTGTATGTACTGCAATACCAGGTATAGGAATTCCTGAATATGCGTCCTTCGGCCATCTTTTTTCTACTAACCAATAATACTTCATATTAGTATATATAATTGGATACATCATACCTTTGCTCTCTATACTTTTCTTAAAATTTGGATATCTTTTCATCATCCAATTATTATCAGTAGTTAACATTAAATCTTTTAATGGTACATCCACCACTTTTGGTGATATACCTTTTAATGGTGCGTGTTGACAGGTAACTCTTTTCATTGCTTTTAAAAGTTTCATACTTGTAATTCAAATACATCAAACTCAATGCCTTCTAACTCTTTTGGTTTACCTTTAGGATAACTCGGCCAAATTTGGAATTCTTCTCCTGTTGTATCACTTTTACATCCTGCAACTAACCAATCCCATTTAAATTCTCCGTCTATAACAAACTCGTTCATCACTTCATATCTTCCATCAGGTTTTTGTAAAAGTAATTCTTTTTTACACTCTTCCATATTTTTATACCAACCTTCCATTTGGAAAGTTTGCTGTGTTTCTATTGGACTTTGACCAATTAGATATGCAAGTATTAATATTTTAAAGTCGCCCATAATTTGCCTTTGCTATATACCAACTGTCTACTATATCTGATACTGGATTGCCTGCTTTTGCTGTATCTAATAATTTCTTTAAATCTGTTTTTGTATCTTTACAAAATTGTTCGTACATCATTTCTTTATCTGCATTACCTTTACCTGTAGCAAGTTTCTTAATAACACTTGGTACAATAACATTATATTTCCATTTTTGTTCTAATAATCTATATTTAAGTATACCACAATTTTCTGCTATTTGAAATAATGCTTGACCTTTAGAACCATAAGAATAATTTTCTATTGCTATTGTAATACCACCAGGTTGATATAAACGTAAAACTTTTAAAACCCAATCAGAAATTTGAGTAAATCTTTGTATAGGGTCTGTCCACGGTTGATGTTCAGAACCAGTTATATTTCCAAATACACCTAAATGTTTCTTCTTATTAGTAAGAAAATAAAAACGACTATGTTCAAATTTAAAGTCTTCTGTTACACATATAGCAGGACTTGTTAAACTATAATCAATCCCAACGTGTTTCATCTTCTTCTCCAATCTCATCTTCTTCATCATCCAATTCATAACTACAAAATGGACACGACATAGGTTTCATATCTGTTTCTTCATCATTATAATTAATTGTAAATTCAGTCTTACAGTTGCCACAGGTGGTCTTAAATTTCTTTGTTAACTCATTTAACTCCATAATAAACTTTTACAATTTAAATTTCTTGAATTGATCCTTTTGTACGTCTTGTTTAATTCCACCTATAACATAACTTTCTATTTCGGTCTCCTGTGGTGCATTTTGTAATGACCTACTATTCAACCAATGGTCAACCCAAGGCAATGGATTTGTTTTCTGGTCATATTGTGGTTCTAATCCAATTGCTTTCATACGTCTATTTGCCATATACTCTACAAATTGATGTAATAATTTTTCTGAAAGTCCTATCATAGAACCTTTAGAGAACAAATAAGTCGCCCAACGTTTTTCTTGATTAACTCCTCGTTCATACATTTTATAAACTTCTTTTTCTGTATCTTTCATTACCTTATTCATAATCTTATCATTTTCATTATCACGATAGTTATTAATTATTCTTTGTGATATTGATAAATGTAAACTTTCATCCCTTGCAATTAAAGAAAGTATTTTAGCAGAACCTTCTAACAACTTCAACTCACCAAATGCAAACGAGCAAGCAAAAGAAACATAAAATCTTAATCCTTCTAATATATTAACAGTCATTAATGTTAAATATAATTTCCTTTTCAACTCATACATATCAACACTATCTGGTTTCAATTGCCATTTATAACCTAAATTAATTAACTCATCATATGTTTGTGTTATACTAGTTGCTCTATTTTCAATCTTCTCATCTGTAACTATAGTATCAAAAACTTCACTAGGATTAGGATACAAATTCTTTATAATGTATGTATATGAGTGTGAGTGTATGTTTTCAAAGAAGTCCCAAGCAATAACACAACTCTCTAATTCAGGTATTGAAACAAAAGGTAAAAATGCTAAAGCAGGTCCTCTACCTTGCACACTATCCATCATTGTTTGATATTTTAAATTAGATGTAAATATAAATTTACTTTGTTCATTTAATTCTCTATAATCTGCAATATCTTTCTGTAAAGATACTTCTTCTGGTCTCCAAAAATAACCTAATTGTTGTTGAAACAATTTATTAAAGATAGGATACTTCATATTATCATATCTTTGAACCTGTAAATCTTTACCAAAAAACATAGGTTGTTTGGTATAATCTAACTTCTTATCTATATTAAATACACTTTTAGTCATTTATTGGTTCTAATTCTGCCTGTAATCTTTCTGATTCTGTTAATTCATAATGGTGTTTATCACTATCACCTGCTGTCCATTTACTTACATTATCTACACTATACTCTCTAGTAGATACTTTATAATCTGGTCTTTTTGGTTTACTAGGTGTTAATGATTTATCATAAAACAAAACTCTATTATTAGGTTGAGCAGCAAAATGTCCATTATCTAACTTTATTATGTTAAATGATTTATGTTGTGATGGATTTTCACTATATCCAACGTTCAACTCTTTATTTGTTGCACTACAACTATCTATACTAAACATATAATTTCCTTCATACATTTTTTTAGATGGTGATAAAAATGTACATCTATTTCCACTTACTAATTGTTTCTCAATAACTGATATATCATAATCAAAACAATCCCATAACTGTAATTCTGGTAATGCTATATCTTCCTTTGTTTCTTTCCATACAAAAGCATTTATAGGCAACTTATCATATAATGCTCCTGTTTCATACAAATAAGTTTCAAAATATAATGCTCTACCTTGAATACTTTTTACTGTACACCAGATTCCTGGTTCAAATTCTCCGTGACCTTTTTCTAAATCGTAAAGGTATTGTTTCTTAACTAGTACTTCCGTATGTGGTACATTTGCACATAAAAATGCCATAAAGTTCCTTTAAATTACACAGGTTTCACATTCTTCTTCGTCTTTTTTCTCCATTATAGTTTTTGCTTCTGGCACATCATCTTTCCAACCAATAGGATGTACAGGTTCCTCTATATCTCTTTTACTATCATATGTGTTTTGATAATAAGAAGTCTTCCACCCTAATTTATAAGTTGTTAATAAATCTTCCGCCATTATTGATAAAGGTATTTCTCCTTCATCATAATTTTCAGGATTATATGACCAATTGCCACTAATTGATTGGTCAAAATATTTTTGCATTATTGCAACTATATTAATATAACCTTCGTTAGATTTCATATCCCATAACAATGTATAATTATTTTTCAATTTTTTATAATCAGGTACAACTTGTTTTAAAGTACCTTTCTTACTTTTCTTAACTGAAATATAGTCCCTAGGTGGTTCAATGCCGTTTGTAGCATTACAAACCACACTAGAGCTTTCAGAAGGCATTTGAGCCGTGAGTGTGCTATGTCTTAACCCAAATTCCTTAATATCTTTCCTCAAGTCTTCCCATTTGTAAGATAGTTTCCTAGATACAATCTCATCAACTTCTTTTTTATAGGTGTCTATTGGTAGGATACCGTCTGAATACTTTGTTTTAGAAAAGGATTCACATTTGCCCTTTTCTTTTGCTAATTCATTACTTGCTCTTAATAGATAATATTGGAATGCTTCTGATAGTTTATCAACTTCTTTCCAAGCAGTTTTACTTTCATAACCAAGTCCTAATGTTGCTAAGTAATGAGCAAGACCAATATATCCAATTCCTAAACTTCTTCTATTTCTTGTAGAAATTTCTGCCGCCTTAACTGGATATCTTTGATGGTCTATAACTTCATCTAAAGACCTTACTGCTAAATCACATAAGGTTTCTAATTCATCTAAATCTTTTAAAAGTCCTACATTAATTGCTGATAAAATACATAATGCAATTTCTCCTTTACCATCTATATGACTTATTGGGTCTGTAGGTAAAGTAATCTCTTGACATAAGTTAGACATATAAATTCTATCTTTAAAAGAGGAGTGAGTATTACAATGGTCTATATTCATAATGTAAATACGACCTGTTTCTGCTCTTTCTTTTAAAATTGCCATAAACAAGTCCTGTGCTTTTACTTTAGTTTTCCATACACTTGTTTTTCTTTCTGCTGTTTCATAAAGTTCATCAAATTCTTTTGTTCCCCACGCTTCATAAAGTTCTGGTACTTCGTGTGGTGAAAATAAAGTTATCTCTTCATCATTAATAAATCTTTCGTAAAATAATTTTGATAACTGTATAGAGTAGTCTAATTTTCTTACTCTATTATCTTCACTACCTTTATTATTTTTTAATACTATTATATCTTCTATTTCTTTGTGCCAAATAGGGAAGTGAACAGTTGCCGAACCTCCACGTACTCCGTTTTGAGTACAACACTTAACAGTTGCTTCAAATTTTTTAAGAAAAGGAATAACGCCAGTATGTTGTACTTCGCCACCTCTAATACGTGAGTTGATTCCTCTAATTCTTCCTGCATTGATTCCAATACCTGCTCTTTGGGCAACATACTTGCCAATAGCCATATCGCTGGAAAAAATACTAGGCAAAGTATCATCAACATCCACCAAGACACAACTCGCATACTGCCTAATAGGAGTTCGTACACCAGCCATAACAGGTGTTGGAATATTGATTTTAAA